AAAACTTATTATCAATGCTGGGATTGCGGCTGTGGCTGTGGTTGTCGGTCAATACGCTAATCCAAAAAACGACCACCTTTGACCAAATTGCACTTTTGGCATAATTGCCTCAAATTCCACAATTCATCGCTCCCATTCAATCGCTTTGGAATTACATGATCGATGTGCATCTGGCCTTCAGTTGTGCCACACATCTGGCAACAACCATCACGCTTGAGCACCATCTCTCTGATCTTACGCCAACGAGCTGTGCTGCCACCTGTCCAGTTGCGTGACATCAATGCCACCCATGCTTTCGCCAATGTGCCAAAGCACCATTGCAAATCTTGCCTTGATACCTGTGATCGATGTATCTCAATGTCCAATCAATCATGCGAAAGCCATCAAGGTTTCGATACTTAGGATTACGCATTTGACCTAAGCCAAAGTGATTGCCATTTGGATTGATTGCCTCAACACGCCAATTGCTTTCTTTTGTGATTAGTATGTCAAAGCATTTGAACTCTTGCCAATTAACAATCCTTGAGTGTGCATAGAGTTTCAATGAATCAATTGATGGTTTCTTTGTTGCATCTTGTGTGGCCTGTGCCGGTGTTGCTGATGCAATACATAGCCCGGCCAATAGCACCAAGCATCGCTTGCGAGCTATCCGCCACAGCGGCTCGCCCACGAGCATGGAGCGTATCGATAAAGTCAAATAGGATGCAACATTGAGCGTGCTCTTGGGCGTTTCCAACAGCCTGTGCACAAAGCCTGTGGATAACTTTTTCATTTGCTACCCCATCCAGTACCTTTGAACACAGCTGGTGTTGCTGCCCAAATGCGTGTCATTGGAATCGCACACGCCATGCAATTGCCAGCATCCACATCACCATCAGCATCGATTGCTCGATTGATGATTGCCATTGTGCCGCATTGATCACACTTGAATTCATAGCTTGGCATCTGATAGCTCCTCAATCCTGTCATCATCGACAAGCTTGATCCCAAATGTGCCACATCCCATGCATTGAGCAAACCACTCATGCTCTGTCAGTTCGGCACCTTTCTTGAGGCCGTGGCGTTGCTTGGCCTTGCCGTAAAGCTTTTTGCAGATTGAACAATCAAATTGCAGGATGTGCATAATTGCTCCTTTGTAAAGTCTCAATAGGTTGCAGGTTGATTTGTGGCACGCTCCAATTGTTCTGTGATGCGTTTCGGTATCGTGGCTTTTTAGCTACGGCAACCGGCATCCAGCCAACGATGTGCATTTTGGGTGTCTGGCCGACCACCAGCACGGCAATGTCGCGATCATGGCGATCTGAATCCTGAATCCATAGGTTGCTGTCTGGATTGGCTGACCACTTGACTTCAATGTGCTCGCCCACATCGGCTTGCGACTTATCCCATGTGGTGCCCGGTGCGTAGTCATAACCCAATCGCTTGGCCACAATCCACTCAGCTGCCATTGATTCGGCCATCTGTGCCACATACTCAAACCATGATGGTGTTTTGTGCCATCTCGTTGCATGATCTGCATTGCGATCCTTGCAATGTTCCACAGCTGAAATAATGCATTGGATCTCCTCAATTCTTGTAATCATCGGCAATCACCACAAAACCAAATGATGTTGTCCTTTGAGTCATAGCCTTTTTGGTATCCAAATTTGTCGAGCTTTTTAAGCTGTGAGCATTTGTCGCATTGCTCAATTTTGTATTCTGACACGATTTCGCCATTGCACATCAGCTTGGCCATCATCTGTTGAGGATAGATGATTTCAACATAATCGCTCATAGATAAATCACCATCCCAATGAATAGCACAATGTTACAAATCAAAATGATGTTGGCCAGTTTCTTTTTTGTCATACTTGTGGCTCCCATTTTCCGGTTGATCGCAATACATACCAACGCGGTGTGCATTGGGTGGCCTTTGTGCGCTCTGTGCAGAAATAGCCGCCCCATGATTTTGGAGCACCATCATGTGATTGTTTCCAAATCATGTGTCCGTGTGAGCATTGGGGTGCCTCTTGTACGAGCTCTCCGCCCAATTGCTTGGCAATTTCATCCATCGATGATCCAAGTGATGGGATGCCGGATTGCTCGGCCTCATCGGCTGTTTTGTAGCTTGGCACATCACCAAATTTGGTTGTCCAATAGTCATAATCCTGTGGCTTTGTCGCATCATTGATTTTGATGTGCTGCATCTGCTCTTTTGTGACTTTTTCTGTGCCACCTAAAACCAAGGCCATTACTCTCATCAAAGCTGAGGTTGTCGTATCCTCGCAAAACCAGCGTTTCATGTTCGGGTTGTAGGCCTCACGATAGCCGAAAGCGTAATCAATGCCGGCTGGCTCTGTTTCCTCTTGATTGCGCCATGCTTTAGCTTGTACCAGCACATAGCCTTTTTCCGCATTGAATTCAACAATGTGAGCTTCCAAGCGGCCTTGTGGAAATGTCTTGATCCATCGATCTGTGCGCTCTTTGTTGCCTTCGTAGTTTTCTAGAAAGCCGGCCATTAGTTGTTCACCTTGTCAATCTGTGAAATATGGCGAGATACAGCTCGGCCGCGTGTGTAGCCTTGTCGCTGGCCTTCCTTGAATCCGACCGCGTAGCTCATAACAGCCCAAAAGGCACCAGCGATGATCATAAAGATCACAATTGATAATTCGTTCATTTTCTTGCTCCCGATTCTGGGAGCCGCCTATCAGCTCCCGAAATAGAGAGTGACAGGATCAGCCGACAAATTCAACAATCACGCTTAAATCATGGCGTGTCGCTACCAGATAAACGCCTTTCAATGGATTTTTCGTATTCTGACTTTTGCTTGTCTTTCAAGCCGTTGGATGCTAAGACACCACCCAATGACCCGGTGAGAAAGATCGCCAAGGTTTTGAGTAGATCGATGAAAGCTGCATCATTGGGAGCTTGTGCCCCAATTGGCTGCGTGACAAAGATCAAAGCGTATGTGATGCCAAGAGTCACGATTAAAAACACAATTGACAATACCGCGCCAATGAGAAACATCAAGCGAGCTTTGATTTCCTCTTGGCTTAATCTTTCTCTGTGTTTAGAAACCATCGCCTACCAAATCCTCCGAACAGGTACCAGTCACCTTGCATTGCGGTTTTTTGCACTCTGGGTTTTCCCAATTCTCATGCAGTTGGCATGGGTATCGCACCCATCCATCATAACCACAGGCGGTAAGGCTTAGCGAAAGGACAAAGGCCAAGCCCACCGCGAGTGATTTCCGGATCATTTCCCCGTTAATCCGAAAGCTGTATTTTTTGGATTAGCGTATTGACCGACAACCACAGCCACAGCCGCAATCCCAGCATTGATAATAAGTTTTGGATCAGTCTGTCCGGCTGATACTTGTGCGACACAAGCACCCACAAAGACTTCAGCCAATGTTTTCAACATTGCTTTTGCTTGTTCCATTATTTTGCTCCTTTTGGTCTGTCTGGCAATTCGCCAGAAAATGGCTCATAAGTAGGCCGGCCGTAGCCCACCACAAATGAGCGTGCTCCCAAAGCTCTTGATTTCACCATAACTTCGCCACCATTGCGTTGATCGCCACCGCCGGATGTATTGCCTTCGATAGTCACAATCTGTTTTTCTGAACAGCGGATCACCAATCCAATGTGATTGATTGTTGTTTTGTCATCGATGATGAAATCAAAGAAAACAAAATCGCCAATCTTTGGTGTGGTGTGCCATTGCTTGCGCTTTTGAAATGCCTCAGCTCCAGCTCTTGTGCTGACTACATTTGGCACTTTCACACCGGCCTGATCTGCACACCAATTGAGAAACGAGCCGCACCATGGCAGCTTGTCCGCCTTCATGTGTTTGCCGTATTTTGTCTCATTGTTGCCGGTTTCAGCTGTGCCCACCTCAGCGAGCGCAACCTGAATCAAACGCGGCAATGTGCCTTGTGGAAAATTAGACACCCAAGGCAGCTTTCAGATCATCGATGGTCAAGCCAAGTGATGCTAATTTGTCATCAATTGTCAATTCCGTAAAAACAGCAACATGGTTATCAATTGCAGATTCCAGCTGTGCGATTGTTGCAGTATTGTTTTCCGCCAAACCAACAGCAATGATATTCAAATCCTCATCAACGGCACCAATTAAACCCAATCCGTTGATTTCTTTGTCCAATTGTTCCAAATTGATTGCTTTGTTTACTGTAATCATTTAAGACCCCATATCTATGACAGAAATTCGGCGCTCCGTGTAATACACAATCGCTCCGGTTTGTGATTTGTATTTGGCGGTAAAAGTGTTCGATCCAGCTGTCAAGCCTGTGATGATATATCCAAAAGATTTTTGATCAATGAATTGGTCAGCTACTACCTTGAGCTCTTGTGCTCGGCCTTCATTGGCTGCAACGCTTGATGATCCAGAAACAGCAAATCCCATGTATCCACGAGTCGATGTTGATGCACCTTCCATGCGGCATCCCAAAATGACAAATGCTTTTGTTCCAGTTGTAATTGTTACAGCCGGGCCAGCGGTAGAAAGATCGGTGAAACTCGTTGATGTTGTGCTCTCATTTGCGCCAACATAATCGACACCATTTGTCGGCACAGCCGCAATTGTTCCCCACTCTAAAGCTGTTGCCCCGCTATTAACTTTGAGCACCTGATTTGCTGTGCCAATGCCCAATCGGCCGGCTGTATCAGCTGCGGTGCCCACAATTAAATCACCAGCCGCATCGATCAATGATTTTGCAATTGCAGCATTTGCAAGGTCATAGCTGGTTTTTACAGCGTTGGCTGTTGCCGCCAAAGTTGTTGATGTGCTGGAAGTGGAATCTGAAAGTTGAACAGCACCAAGATTTGAGGTTGTTCCGTTAAGAATTCCAATTGTTACAGCACCGGAGGTGCCTCCACCGGTCAGCGGTGACGATGCTGTGATACCAGTGATGTCACCTTGATCATTTGTTATCCACACAAAATCCATGTCGGTGTTTGAATTCTTTGAAAGAATCTGACCGGATGTGCCGCCTTTGAGATCAGCCATCGATGTATCAACCGCCTGACCAAATACCTCAAAATCAGCCGGCAAATCCGTGACCAAATCTGTCGGTGTCGGCATTTGCCATCCAAAATTCGATGTCGGGTTGCTCACTTGTTTCTCCTTACGCTACGACTAACGCATCAGCCCATGTGAGGCTGCCGCTGATTGTGTTCCATGCTTCTGAAATTGAGACATCTTGCCATTGCATGGCTTGCAATGAAAATGCCAATGGGGAAAGAATAGCTGTGACCGATACTGTGTTGTACGAGGCACGCCATGTCCAGCCTTCAACAAAACCAAGGTATGTGCCGGCTGCCATGTTCAACGGCAAATCGCCAATTCGCAATGGCAGACCCATAAAAATGTTAATCAAAGCATCCCGATCACCATCATCAATTTCAGGATTGGTCAGCTCAAATGTGATTTGATTGAAATTGGCCTGAGGTGAGGATCGTAATGTCAAATAGAAAGCGGCCTGATCCTCTGCATCAACTTGGTTCTCAATGGTGGTCGTGATGATTTGAGCCAAATTGCCATAAGCCAAGATTGAGGCCGGATCGCTATCTGTAACCTCTAGTGTCGAATTTTCCTTGTATTTCAGAGTAATTTCATTTCGGATGTCACCGGATCGAGTTTGAATTGAAAGCGAATTGGATATGGCTTGAGCAGCTGAAAGATCGGTGTATCCATTGGTCGCGAGGTAAATGGATCGATGCAATGCCGCTGCATAGCTGATTTGGCCTTGTGCGTTTTCGTAGATGTAACCCAATCCCGATGTCGCTAAAGCTGATACCAATGAATAAACATCAATCGTTGATGCATTGCGTTTTGCCAGTTCGTATTCACCTGGTCGATCGATTTCGCCCAAACCTAGATTTTCCGCATCAGCCCATGTGGTGGTCGGATCATAAGTATTCCATTGCAGCGATCCGGGTACTTCGTTCCATGTGTTTAGCAACAAATCCGATAAAACGCTGTAAATCTGATCACCATCATGATCCTTGATCAAAACGCCATCAGTTAAAACCTTTGGCAATCTGGCCAAAGCTCCCAAAGCTGTAACCGAAACCGATTGATTGATGCCAACCACACCCGATGCGGCAATGCCAATGTCAAATTCCACAACTGTGCCACCAAAAATTGGCACAAATGTTGCTGTCGAATCTTGCAATTCAACGGAAACAGCATCATTGATTTCAATGTCGATAATTGATTGATCAAGGTTGATCAGCTCTAAATTAACATACCCAGCTTGAGCTTGCTCATAAATGTTTGTGCGACCCGATGTGATGCCAAGATTTGCCAACACATAATTGGTGTATTCAATTCCACCAATTCTCACACGCCAAATTGGATTGAATTGGCTCATGCAATTTGCAGGTTGGTTGCGCCACCTGTGCCGCGATAGTAGGAATTATTCAGCGTGTCCACAATTGTTCGTGCTGTGCCTTCCTTGTCAAAAGCTCCAGTCACAGTCAAATTGATCGTGGTGCCCATTGATTCAGCTTCGGCCATGCGGAATCGACCCGGATTAAAATTGCTGGAAACAGCTGTGTTGGCGGCTGCCGCTGCCGCTGCCGTTGATGCCGATGCTGCCACATTGGCAATCGGTGTTGGGGTTGGCGTAGGTGTTGGCGTAGGTGTTGGCGTAGGTGTAACTGTTGCCGGTTTGAAACCACTTGGCAACGATGCAGTTGGCACCGAAATTCCACCGGTCGAGCTTGATCCGGTTGATGTGCCGATTTTGCCGATGCTTGCAATGTCTGGCCCCGGTTTGATCAGATTGAGGCCTCTGATCACAAGATTGATTCCATCAATGGCTGTGTTGATGATTGTTTTCAAAGCACCCAAAACATTTGAAATTAGATTCAAAACTGTGCTGGCTACTGTGCCAGCTACATTGAAAGCGGCTCCAATGACATTGCCAATGATTGGTGCAGCTGCCTTGACCACATCAAAGAAAGCTTGAAATTCATCTTTGTTTTCAATTACTGTGTTTTTGATCTTGTCAAAAGCTGATCTTAAGCCATCGAAAATTGGTTGCACAAAGCCTTTGATTCCATCGGCCAATGTGGTTAAAGTGCCGCTCAATCCATCTTTGTTTGATCCAAATGCCCCGGCTACCTTTT